TCAAAAAAAAAAAAAGAGTAGGTGCGCAAGCGCCAATACATGGGTGTAACTTGAAGCTACCCATGACTTAGAGATAGCCACTCTGAGTCTACGGGAGCACCCGCCTGGTTCCTGTCCCAAGAGGGTTTTTACCTAAATCGAGAAGCCGAGATTCCCACGTCCCTTAGTCCCTTGCCTGGTTCCTGTCCCAAGTTCCTGTTGCCTGGTTCCTGTCCCAAGAGGGTTTTTACCCAAAATCGAGAAGCCGAGATTCCCACGTCCCTTAGTCCCAAGTTCCAAGAGGTGTCAGAAACTCCGGCTTCGGCCGGCCACAAAAACCCCACTTCTGGGTCCTTCGGGACTTGGTTGTGGGGCTTTTTTGCGTTCATATAACTTAAACCCAAAAAAATTGAAAATTTAGATTAATGATCTAAATTCTACCGGATATGGCTTCCCCAGACCAAATCAAGAATATCTTGGACAACATTGTCCTTGTTTCAGAGTCAGTTTCCCCAGACAACGACAGGTACAGCAAGCAGGTTTTCGGTCTTCTCCAGCGCACACTCAAGTCTCTCCGCAAGATCGAAGTTCAGAAGGTCAATACACTCGGACGCGCGCTCCGTAGTCGCCCCCGTAGTTCCTACATCATCTTCTGCATTGATCGTCACCCTGAGTTGAAGAAGATGTTCCCCGACATGAACGGGAAGGACACTATTCGCATGCTCAGTATGGAGTGGCAGACGATGACCAACGAGGAGAAGGAGCCATACACTCAGCAGTCCAAGGCCGAGTCAGTGCGCTACGCGGCTCCCGTGGAAGTCTCTCCCATGGTGTCTCCCATGGAGGTGTCTCCAGTGGAAGTACAGGAGAAGAAGAAGGTTCCCGCTATCCTGTGCCGGCGCCCTTCTCGTGATGACCCTGCTCGTGTTCCCTTCACTTACGACACCATGGTCAACAACATCAACCAGACCCGCGCGCGTCTGGGTCGACATCCCATCGAGTCTGCTCGGTCTTCTCAGCCTGCTAGCAATGTCCGTAAGACCGCTCTCAGCTACGAGGCCATGCTTCTCAATGTCAACCAGGCCCGCTACAACGCCGGAGTGGCTCCGATCAGGGACGCCGTTCTGAGTACTCAAAGAAACATGTGCCCTCTCCAGGGAGACTTCAACTATAACGACCGGATCGCGAAGGCGTGCGAAGGACGATGGGGGCGATGAGGAATGGGACGACTAGGTTCCCGGTGCTCGACGAAAACAGGTAAGTATAAAGTATAAAAATAACACTTAGGTAAACCCGGTAAGAAGTACCGGTCATCAAAACCCCACTTCAGGACTTCGGTCTTGTTGTGGGGTTTTTTTGCGTTGCGTTTACATGACGTTCTTGTGTTATTTGAACTTTATAAAAATGAAATTTTGAATTGACTTTAAATTTCAAAACCAAAGATGCCTATCTTATCTAAACCAACGAATATTTTCGCCAACGCCGAGAGAGTTTACTCTCATCGGTCCAAGAACTGGCGTCAAAATCACACAGCAAAGGACTTTGTTTCCAAGCTGCCTTCAGTGACAATGCGCTCACTTTACAAGCAGTATAAGCAAACCAGTCCCAAGAAACGCACTCGCATCCTTCATAAGATGTTGAATGTGTGGTTGGCAGAATCAAAAAACGGTCCCATCTTCACAGAGACAGAGATCGATGAACAGGAGCGTGCACGTGACGTCGTCTTTCGGTATTACAGGTATAAGTTCAATGACGCGATCAACTCTGACAACAGCATATTACTTCACGAGGCGTTCGAGCTGATGGATCTCGTTTACAGGAACCCCGACGAAATCAGCAACAAGAGATGGATCTCTCTCATCACGGCCAGCACTCAGAGTGGCAAGACTTTCTTGATGATCGCTCTCTGTCACATCTTCACGGCACTTGGTTACGACTCGATCTTTATCGTCAAGGACGTGAGTCAGACCACACAATTCTTCAGTCGGATTCAACCTGCGTCTCTCGCTCTACAGAAAGTCCTGAGGGCTGCAGGATTCTCAGACAGGACGATTGAGCTCTTCGATTCTCCTTTGTACCACGACAGCTCAAGGGGGGGCAAGCATCACGACGAGTTCCTTCACAGAGTTGAGGCGGTGCTGAACAGATCCAGGCAGCGTTCGATTGTCTGTATTCACAACACGACGCACATCACCCGCGTTTACGACCGGATCACGCCGCACAGCAAGTTCATTCTCTTTGTGGATGAGGCACACAAGCTGGGGGCATACAAGCAGATGACCCTCGACACAGAGAAGACGATCAAGGACGACGCTAAAGAAGACTCCTACGACCGGATGTACCTCAACCTCAAGGTTTTTGCACAGAAGATCTTCCTCTTCACTGCGACTCCACAGCCCATTCTCATCGCGGAGCCGTCTCTCTATTCTGACGGTATTGTGCTCATGCCTGACGGAAAGGATTACCGTGGTATTGAGACGTGGGAATTTCGTCTTCTTCCTTCTAACAATGAGGAGAAATATCTCGATCTTGAGGGACCTGTGCGATCGGGTGTGATGGTCAAGTCACGGGTCCCTGAATCGTTCTTCGAGAAGATGGCTGAGCTGTCCGACATGGTTCCCATCAATCGCGTGAACAAGTTCGGTATCCGCGACAGGCTCCCCATCGGCATGATTGCCAAGTTCGAGGTGACCAACGAGGGTCAGCATATGCTCTTGCAGGCAATGAAGCCTGACGCAAAGGCGATGAATGACAACCATCAGAAGATCATTGATTGTGGATGGTGCTCCATCGTCTTCAACATGCACGGCATCCGCCTGTACGACAACAGTCTGCGCGGAACCACGATCGAGATGTGCGGGAGCACTTTCGTCGACGTTTACGGCTCGGGGGAATTTCTCTTTCCCCGAGATCTGGTACAGATCGAGGATGTTTTGCACTGGATGGGTGCGAATGGCGGAGCTGCTCGGTTCCCACACTACGTCATCTTCACCTACAAATCTGCTGAAGAGGGAATCACCTTTAGCAGTTCTTGGGGTGAGACTCCTGAGACGAACTTCAACATTCACCCCACCTTTATGTACAGCCGCATGGGCAAGTCTGTCTCCGCGGCGAACAAGGAACAGGCCAGCGGTCGCATGAACGGGAACCATGGTGACGTTGGTCCCAGTGGACGCCCTTTGGTCTGCGTCCACTGGGACACTCTAGCGGGCAAGGAGAAGCTCATCAAGGGTGTGAACATGCACCGCCAACAGATCAAGGACATCTGCGCGATGAAGTTCGAGGCGAACGACGGACAGGTCATCGAATACATGAAGGGCTACAAGATGTTCGCCAACAGGGTTTGTAAAAACTATTACGGAGAGATCACCGGGGCTCAGTCCACGATCAAGAAGGTGGTCAATCCTCACGCCGAAGTGGAACAGGAATCCTTCACTCGCCACAAGAAGGTTCTGAGTACTTTGGAAATGATCAATCCTGAGGAGTATGATCCCGCTCAGAAACGCCGCAAGCGCAACATCGTACGAATGGAAGACGAGTTGGTTGATCAGGAGACCAAGGAGGACGGTGCCCCTACAGCAGATGCCATTCGTGTATATGGCGTTGAGGATTACAAGGATATTATGGTCAAGTTCGGCAAGTGGCGGACTGCTACAAGCAACGTGGCCAAGTTCATCAAGGCGCTTCACTATACCAAGGTTTACACGAACGCGCAGTTCAAGGCATTGTGCAAAGACACTGGTGTAGAACCGACACACCCTCAGCGTCGCAAGTATGGTTCTTCTCGTGGTTACGGCAGGATTATCGAGAAGGTGGACAGAGACAATTACCGTCTCTACCCAGTCCTGCAGTACGGTCTTCACCGTGCACTCGAATATGTAGGATAAGCAGATCAAGATTAATAATATTTAGGTAAACCCGGTAAGACGTACCTGTCATCAAAACCCCACAACAAGACTTCGGTCTTGTTGTGGGGTTTTTTGCATTCAGTTACTCCATCGCTTTCATACATTCTTTAAAAATTTCTACAAGTACATTCACACTCATGCTATTCCCTATCTGTCTTTTCATCTGGGTATCACTGACAACTTGTTTAAAATCTGATGGGAAACCCTGTAGTGATAGATATTCTTTACAGTTAGCGAATCGTTGCTTTGGTACACACCATAACTCGCTTTTCCTGCATATACATGAACATACAGTACCAGAATTGGGAAAATGCGAGTGTCCGTATAAAGAGAAATCAACGAACGCTGCATCTATTGGTATTGTATCCATATAGTTTACTTTGGCTACTCTTGGTGGTAATGCTCTACTAGAATTATCTTCTTGGTCTATATAATCGTGTATATCCGGCATATCCAACACCTCTGGAAAGTTGAACGGTCCTGTTTGTACATCTACCCTAAATCCGACTATAAAAACACGTGGACGACTTTGTGGAATCCCATAATCTTTGGTATTCAAAAGATCCCAATGTATGTTATAATGTTCCAAAGATTCTAACTCTCCTAAAATTCTTTTGAAAGTTTTTCCTTTGTTATGATTGATTAATCCTTTCACGTTCTCCAGGATGAAAAACTTTGGTTCCTTTTCCTTTATGACTTCTAGACACGAGAAGAATACGTTCCCTCTTTTGTCGTCGAACCCTTTCCTGTGTCCTGCCATACTGAAAGTCTGACACGGGAATCCGCATACGTACACGTCTATATCCGGTACTTCATCTATATCCCGATCTGTTATGTCACCAAATATTTTCTCTGGTTGATAGTTAGCTTTGATACTCTGGATAGCATACTTGTCTATATCACTGGAAAAAACATGACAGTGTGGAATTCCGAGTTGTTGTAGAGCTTGAATTGGCGCCTCAATACCGCTACAATCTGTTCCGATTCGAAAGTTCATCATTTACTTATACTTATAGAATTTTCTTATAAGTATAAATAATTATAATTTAGATTTGTATATAAACATGGTTTCAGGAGAGTGAAACTGTTGCGTTAAGTGTCTCTACTATATATTCAATGACTTTGACAACTACAGAATTACCAAGCAAATTATATCTGGATGTTCTTGACAAACCCATGTCTGTATACCCATCTGGGTAATGAAACATCCTCTCCACTTCAACTGGTATAAATCTCCTAGGATAGAACACGTTCTCATCATAGTGTCTTCTATCTATGAGGATGTTGTTACCTCCTCCGCCAGAACCAACAAATGTCTGTGCCTTGTCTTTACCAGTATCAGATTTTGGTGTCACTTCCCATCTACTCTTTTCATTATTTGTTTCTACTTGTTCGAAACAATACGCGTCCTCGTTCTCGTATTGTTTTGCAATGCGTGTAGTATTCTTTTTACATTGAACCATCTTGTTCAAACATAGTGTCATCTGGTTGCTAAGGAAATATGGTTCAACTTCTTCTATGGGCTCAAGTACGTCCTCCCATTCTTGTTCGCATACTCTAATCTCATCTTGTATTTCAAAGTTCGTCCAGTACAAACGTTTCCGTGCCTGTATACCAAAATCTGCTGCGTTGATCATTGTCATATGAATAGGTTCTTCGAATAGATCCTGTAGTGTTTCTGTAATCATAGAACGGTTACTTTTCTTCATGCTATAGTTGTTCTCTATTATAACATACTTTGGCTTCACTATTCTGATCACACGTATCATCTCATAGAACAAAGAAGACTTTTTCCCTTTCAGACCAGTATCGTCGCCTTGTATACTAGCCATACTACTTAGATTCGTGCATGGAAAACCACCGAATATTATGTCACATCCATCCTTGACAACTTCTTTGATTTGTTCTTCTGTTAGCTTTGTTATGTCACCTAGATTCTTATGACCAGGGAAATGGTGCTCGTATACTTTGATCGCGTGAGGTTTGACTTCGGAGTAACCGACACATTCGGCATCTGGAAAGACCTTGTGTATGGCGACTTCAAATCCTCCGATACCCGTAAAAAGTGATAGGTATTTCATTTACTTTATATTTTCAATGTCTTAAAACATTCTTTAAAAATTTCTACAAGTACATTATCTTAACGTCTCTACTATATATTTAAGTTGTTAAAGATTCTACAAATTTCTTTATTACATTTCGATCTAGAATAAACCTTTCACGATTCGCAGATCAAAATTTTATTTTACTACTATTCCCTTACTTATCATCTTTATTATCTTATTACAGAAATCATTCTCCTTACCATTAGCATACTTACTTATTGCTATTGCTGTCTCCATAAAATTATAATCATCTACTTCTTTCTCTGTAAATGTCTCTGCTAACTTCTCATAATGCTCCTGACTTAAATTAAAACTACGATCCTTCAATGCCAAACATAACTTCTCCATCATCTTCCTAAACCCGACATCCTCTATAACATCACCTTCCTCATTCTTATACTTTATCTTATTTCTAGCAGTATCCACACATACTATCTTATCCTTGAAGGGGAATTCGAGAGCATACTCCGCATATCCTTCAGCGCCTTTAACGTGGTGATCTAATGTAAGATATTGTACGTTTTCTTTAATATCGGATTCAAGTAACGGAGACATGTTTTTAATGTAGTTATTTATTTGGATATTTTTGGTGCTATTTGTAGGACGTTTTACAGCAGTTGTCGCGAGATTATCGTATCTTTCTTGTAGATCTTTTTTATCTGCTCGTAATTCTATTATTAAAGTTTCAAGAGTTTCAATCTTAGTTTCAAGTGACATGATTTTTTTTTCAAAAACTACATTTATTTCACTTACTTTACATCTTTTAATATGTCTTTTGTAATTAGAAGAAACGTTAAATTCTTTTTTACAATAATCGCATATATAATTTTTTTCTACACCAGACACCCCTTGTAATTTCAAACAATATTTTGCTCGCTTTTGATGAGCGTTAAGATTCTGCTTGTTAGAAAATTCATTATTACAAAAATCGCATTTCATTTATATGTTAAAATTTTATCCTTTTAAGTGGTTAATGATCTTTTCATGATCATTAAAATTAATCTTTTTTTGATCATTTGGGATCATTTGGGATCATTTGGGATCATTAATTTAAACTGAAATGCCTTGAATTTTGATTTTTTTTTAATGTGCTACAATATTTGTGTTGTATTACATTTGTATATTTAGGATTTTTTTGAAAATTTAAAATTATTTATATATTTATTTTTTAAAAAGTTTTACAGATCTTTATTATAATTTGATCTCCTCCTCCGGGAGAATAAACCTTTCCCATGTATAGCCAGTTGACTAACGTTCATCTTTTCCCCAATAGTTCAATATTTTGGGTATAACGGGGGGAACCATTCTCGTGAGGATCGATAATCTTGTTCTTTACGTACTCCATCTTTTCCATCATTTGCGAAGGAGCATGTTTACTCATTGCATCGAAAAAGATTTCCACATCTCTAATTAGTTTTTTAAAATGATACCTTATAATAAATGGATAAACGAATAATATTTCTAATAATTTCGTTATTGGCTGTAAGCATAACTTTTGCAACTCTTTACTTTTTGAAAAAAGATGGGACCCCCCCTACTTGCCCGCCTTGCCCGCCTTGCCCGCCTGGAAGTTTAATGGCCATAAAAACATGTGATAATAACCCATCTTTTGCTGGTAAATTAGTTAGAAGCTGGAAAGGCACTGACATCATTCCTTCTAACGGGAGAGGTTGGTCATACTTTACCGGTCCCGATACAACACATGGAAGGATCGTATATAGACAAGGAAACCCAGACCTAACAGATCCCTCTGGTAATTTCTACGGATCTACAAAAGATCAATTGGTAATAAAGCTTTCCAATGTTCCAAACTCTTCTATTGACGCGATTAGAATCAGATCAGCAGAACTGTTTAATTACGGTCTGTTTGTCATTGATTTGGAACAAATACCGTATGGTCGATATATCTGGTCAGCCTTTTGGCTAAACGGGTTGATAAAGGGTGGTAGCAAAGATGCATGGGCTATATCAGGAGAAATAGACATAATAGAAGGTGGGTGGCAAATTGGAGGTGGTGTAGACGCGTTGAATACAGTTTCTTTGCACACAGTTCCTGGTTACAAACAGACAAACATGACCAAGTTTAATCCTAATGGTGACTGTGGTTTTTGCGGGCCTCCTGGTGCCTTGAATTGTACGAATGATCAGAATCATAAAACGTGTGGTAAGAATGCGAAGGAAGGTAAAGGAACTCTGTGTCCTTTTATTGGATGTGGTACGTTATGGCCCAAGGCGCAGAATGGATATGGGGAAGCTTTTAAGAATAATGGTGGTGGTATTTATGCATGTAATCTAAATTGTGATGGTACGATGAAGTTTTGGTTCATTCCGTCTGATAAAGGAGATAATGGGAATTATATTAAAGTGAAGAAAATTATGTCTTCCAATGCTAGTCTGAGTACAAGTATTTTGGATGGTTTAGGTGTTGAGACATTGAATCTGAATGATACGAATACCGGAAAGACTTTTGATAATCTACAGATAATTATCAACACAACTGTATGTGGTGATGCTTATAGTGGTCCACCTGATAGAGACACGTGTAATGACGAAGTGTACACATTTATACAAAATAAAAAGTATGTTGATAATGCTTCGTGGAAGATTAACACTATTAATGTGTATCAGTAAATTGATTTATTATTATGTAAAAATCAGATATATAAATTCATCCACATATACAAAAATTGTAATCATACTTTTCCCCAATAGCTCATGATTGTGGGTATAATAGGCGCCCCATCTGGATGTGGATCGATAATATTCGTTTTTACATATTCCATCTTTTCCATTATCGGAGGAGGAGCATGTTTTTCCATTGCATTGAAGAAGATTTCAACATCTGCAACACGGTCAAGTCTCCTCCATTTCCCTGCTTCTATAATATCACTTTTCCCGAAATCGTGTATCAGACATGTTACGAACTGTATCTTTTTGTTCTCGTGAAAGGAGAGAAGCACGTTTCCTTGGTGTAGATCACGATGAACAACAGATAGTTTTTCCTGCATGTCGTTGATTCCCATGAAAACCTGTAGGAAAATCAAATCCCACATGCTCAAGGTCATTTTATTCTTGTTTTCAAGGATATACTGTCCTAAATCTCCCCATGCCAGTTCGTCGATCATAACATGGGATCTGACCGTATATTCGGTGTTCGGTGGTTCTTTGAGCCCACCAGATCTGGGATTCATGCTGACTTTCATAATCTCCTTGAGAGATTCCTTTGTCCGTGAGAGTGCCATAAAACGTTTCTTCGGTACTCTTCCATCAATTTGTTTTCCGATATGCTCTCTCATAGCGTACAGATTAGCTTTCTTGTAGAAAGAGCTCTTCGGATTGAAGATTGTGTTGTTGCAATCTGATACCGCATAGACAAGAGGAAAGAATTGACTTTGTCCTCTCACGACCAGGTTGGACGCTTGGATAGCAATCCTTAACTCGTTCTTGTTTTCAGCCTCACTCTTCTCAGATATGATAGGCATCAGCTTTGCAACAGCCTTTTCTCCGCGAATATCAATCAGATATGCTTCACCTGCCATGCTTTGAGAGCCTATTCTTTTTTCGACGACGATTTCCTTACAATCATCCACTTGCTTGCCCCAGTTCTTGTTGCATACACAGGTTTCGTTGTCCTTTAAGCTCTGAAATACTTTAAAGTTCCTGGTCCTATCCTTGTGGATAAACCCAGTCGCTTTGACCCAATCTGTGACTGAGGTATCGAGCTGTTCGATATTAATCTTTCGTGTTGAAGTTTGAGAACCCATTTTACTTTATTAATGTATTGATTTATTTTCAATTTGGCAACTGAGAGAATATTTTTGACGATGCATAGTATCCTAAAAATCCAAGTCCTACCCCGATTAAGGCACCTATTATTACCTGTAATAACGAGTGACATTTAGAATAGAGGCGTTGTATCCAGACAGCTATAGCTAGGAGCCACATCGCTGCTATCGATCCATACATCTGCCCTTTGGATGTCTTTTTTCCATCCTTTTTATCTTTATTGTATTTCTTAATCACATATATTGTCCAGTACGTTGCTGCAAATGCAGTTGTCTGTGCGTGACCAGATGGCATACCCCACGATTCCTTTGCCTCTCTTCCCGGAAACATACCACATCCAACACAGTCTATTCCTGTATTTGTACCGCATGTACTTGGTCTGGGACCGGTGTTTTTAAACATCGACATACTTTTCGTGAGAATTTTCGATGCTCTGTTGATCAGTCCGACGACGACAAGCAATCCAACAAAAAATAAGTATTGCATATCACCGGATACTACTGTTGCCAGGACTGCAGAGAATGCTACCGCGGTTGGTGTTAAAACTAGGTTATTTTTGACTAGTAACGATATCTTTTTATCCATTTTATTTAGGTCAATATATGATTTATATAATACGATTCTGTTATATAAATGAACTGGCAACAGACACTAAAAACTAAAACAGTCTGGCTGGGCATGAGAAAGTGTCGGGACAAGGAATAGAAGAACTAGAAGCAGAGTTGAAAGAAAGTCGGCTAAATTATGAAATAGCAAATTTTATGTATAATATGGTTAATAGAGTGGTGATTGATTTAGGATATGATTTCCAGGACACTGACGAACTAGATTCTGTTGTTTTTTTTTTTTTGAATAGAAATAGTGGTGAAAAAGAAGAATACAGTATAGTAAAAGTTGGCAAAAAGATGTATATAGGAAATAAAAAAGATATTAAAAAATCAGATGTATAAATTCATCCACATATATAAAAATTGTATGTTGGTCAAAAAAATTATTTGGAAAAATTAAATAATTTTTCCAAATAAAATTTCCTTGTATTTAGGTTATTTTTTTCTAGATCCGATTGTCCGGAAAAAGGATTAAAATATTGTCAACAAACTTGTTAAAATTTGTTAAAAATTGTTAAAAATTCATATTTTTAACAAAATTGTTAAAAATAACTTAAGAAAATCTTTATGTATAATAAATGGAATGCTCTTATTGTAAACATACATTTAAGAGTAAGTGGAGCCTAAAAACTCACCAAAATACCACCAAATATTGTTTAGCAATACAAAACAAGAACAACACTCTTTTTACATGCACATTCTGTGACGTCTCTGTATCAACCAAACAACGACTTAATACACACATGAGTACATGCTCTGCCAATTCAGACAAAGTTAAGAAGATTATAGATGATAAAAATAAAACAATACAAAAATTACAAGAACAGGTATCGACTTTGCAGGCAGAATTGTCTATATACAAGAAAATGAGCGAATCTGCGACTGCATGTGTAGAAGAGATAGCCAAACAGCCTAAGATCACTAATACACAGAATAATATTAGTAATAAATGGATCAATGTCGGTCCGCTTGCTTTGTTTGAAGATAAAAATGAACAACAACGCGTTGGAGCAATGTTGAAGGAAAGTTTTAGTGATGATCATTATAATGCTGGGCAAAAGGGGTTGGCTAGATGGACTCATGAAAATTTACTCAAGGATAAAACAGGTACACTTCTATATAAATGTACCAATACAGCTCTTGATGTTTATAAATATATGGATAGTTGGAAAAATATACGTAAAGATGTAAGGGCAAATCAATTAACCGAGATATTGGGTGATCAAATTAAACCGGTAACAAAAGAAAGAATGACGCAAATGGTTGACAATTTTGGAACTGATGGTTGGGATGTATGCTATGCAAATGCACAAGAACTGAACGATGTAAAAGAGAATAATGGAGTTTTTCGGCAAGAACTAAGATCATTAACAAGTAGATGAAGTTTTCCGACTTTTACAAACTATTCAAAAAATTATATAGAAATGAAATCTCATTCCCTGTCGACTTGCTCAAACTGGCGAGGATAAGGTTGTACTGAATGCTTGGGTATGGCATCCGATAGAAGCTACAGAGTACATTAGTCTGAAAGCGTTGGAGACTGGGAAGCTTTTCTAAATAGAACTATTTATTTATATTTATGTATAAATAAATGACAACAGTAAGAGTTTACGTTAAAATTCCCGATGATTTATGGGAAGATCTTGTAAACAACGATGTTATTAAAAGCGGTGGAGTTCGAATTAACCTTTCCATAACCGGATATCAGTACAAATGGAGTCCGTTGATCATACACCCATTTACTTTATCTTATAGTAGCTTCAATACAAAACCTATATACCTGAAAGGGTCAAAATCGTTTTCAGTTGATATACCAATTGAAACAAGCTATCAGCTTTTTATGTATAGAATCGGTAGTATTACTTTATCGAACTATGATAATATCCCTATTCTCGGAGACAACTCTACTATGCATAATGTTGCAGATGATGATGGTAATATGGTCATAGGAAGTTTAGATTCATCGCAAATAGGTCAATACATGAAAAAATGTGCTAAATGTGATGAAGGTGAATTTGGATTCACTAATTGTGGTATATACGTCCGTGATAAATCCGTAGCAAAGTTAAATACTACACTAAAACTATACAATGGACCGTATGGTTCTAAAGTATACGGACTGGTTTTAGATAGTTCTTCTGGTACACTCGATTGTGCAGATGCGATCGCATATCACAAAAAATTGGATAAATATAGCGATATATCTGGATCATCTTGTAAGGGACTATTGAAATGCAAAGACAGTGATAGTTGGGATAACCTAGTAAATGATAGTGCAGATGCTATTAGCAAAGCTAACACATGTATCACAGACAACGTTGCCAATATAGATCAACTAACTACATGCGTAAGTGGAACAGATATTATAGCACGTACAAACTGTGGGAATTGTTTAACAAGTGGAGGTTATTGCGGAGTACCAGCATGTTCGGATATAAAGACTTGTGGATCTAGCTGCACCGGACAGACCGATTGTAATAATGTAGCGAATGGATGTACATCTTGTATAAAAGGAGTGTGTGCAAAGAAACCTGGACCAAATCCACCGGGACCGGGACCTCCGGGACCAAATCCTCCGGGACCTCCGGGACCTCCGGGATCATCTAGTTCCAACACAGTTGTTTGGGTTATTGTCGGTAGTTTTATAGTATTGTACATCCTTTTCATGATTTACATGTCGAGAAAATAAAATTAAGGACAATCATTTTTCCCTATGCAATAAGATTGCGCGAGAAATATAGCATTAACCCAATTGGTACCCAAAGTAATAAATTCCACTGGATCGTATTTATCTTCTACCTGTTTGACAATACATTGAGCGCATGTAAGAGAAACTTTTGTTTTTACAATTACACTTGTCAATGCATTGACAATGTCTGGTGCCCACGCTCCTTTCTTCCCCAAACAGGGAGACAACTTATCTTTATTTTTATACATATATGCTTGTTGATCCTTTGGTACCATCTTCATATAATCGTTATAAGATATAGTTTTCGATATGGCTACCATCATACACATCGCTACGTCAGGCATTACAGATGCGTTGGGAAGTTTACTAACAGCTGTTTTAAGCTGTGTATCCGACCAATGCCCTATGCTACCATCGTCCTTCTTACCTTTGCACGGACCGGCAACAAAGCACCAGATCAAAAACCCTATAACACCGGTGACTAAAAGTCCACCAATAATCCATTTTAAGTTGTTAGATTTTGATTCCCTCCCGCTAGATACTGCACTAGATGTATTCGAAGATGTATTCGAACTCATTTATATTGTAATAAGAAAATTATTGTAATAAGAAAATTAAATAAGAAAAGAAATCCCACTATGTATCTCTCCATCACATTGATGGAAACCTGTATACCATCCACAGAACTCATAAACTGTCCGATGACTGTGTTGTCGACGTCAATACAGAATACGAAGCGATTGCAATCATCTACTTTTGTAACGCGACCTGGGCAGCCATCCCTATGCTACCAAAGATCTTCAAGTGTATGGACAGGAAACTATTGGAGAACGACATCATTGCAGCAGCAGAATTTATCCAGACGTAGAATGTGAAAACTGTGGTATGATGTTCAATTACAAGGACATGTTGTCTGTAACGATTGTTATGAGTGATTATAAAAAATGAATTTAGAAATCAACCAAGTTGTAAAAGATCAGAAATGGCTTCCACCATCGAAAACAAGAATACGGAAACGGGTACACTCCAGTTCAACGAGAAGACTCGGAGTTGTTATATCATCACAGAAGAGGGTAAGGAGATTCCGACCACTCCGATGTTCGACTTCTTCAATGGATTCATCTCCATCCATGAGCTCATTGAGCGCGCGGACGATTACTATGCGGAAGAGGATATGATCTGGTTCGCCGAGAAGTTTAACGCTCACACTCTCGATAAGCTCTCAGCAACAGATCTCTACGCTGCAGCAAAGGACAAGTTCGGATTCTAGTCGGGACTTCGTCAAGAATAAAAATGATTTTCATAGCAAATATTATGAAAATAACAAGATGGCTTCTCCCAACGAAATCAAGAATATGGATGACCTGCACAACGAACAGCGAAGTGAGTTGATCACTTTGGTTGATCAGCAGCACGAGGCACGTTTGCAGACAATCTTTGAGGCGCGCGTACAGGCACGTTTCGAGGAAGTCAAACAAGAGGGAGAGGCATGGTTTAACAGTAGGGCATCTGCAAGGGATGCAGCACAGGCTGAGGATCTTGCACGCGAGCGCACAGCAAACATGCATCTGAATGAGCAGCTTGGAGCTCTCCAGGCTGAATTTGTTCAAGAGAAAGAGGGTAAGAATACTGTAATCAACGCACAGCTCCGTACTCTACATGAGCAGGCGGCGAAGATTAACGAGCAGGCGGCGAAGATTAACGAGCAGGCGGCGAAGATTAACGAGCAGGCGGCGAAGATGACAGAAATGAAGGCATTTTCCGATCGTATGCTTGCAGGGAACCTTATGCACATCGAAAGGCATCGCATCAATGAGGCGACAATTCGACAGAAGAACGAGGCACTCGCCCGATCCCGCCGCGCTATGGCTGCTGTCGACATGGAGCGCACTATTGTTCAAACACGTGTTCGTGGTCGCACTTGCGGGGACAACGGTGGTAGGTGTCAGGATGGGACGCGCTGTGCCCGTGGCACCTACCTCAACTCGATGGGTCGCTGCCGTGATCACTAATCGGAGATCGGAGATCCCGTTAAATTTTTCAACCATCCAAACAGGCATTGTATCTGTTAAACACGAAGTAGTACAAGATTCGCATTCGATTACATGTACGTGTTTCATTATAAAAGGTGTCGTCCATCTTCTAAACACTGTTAACACTATCTCACCATCAGAAGTAATTCTGATATATCGTTTTCCAAATTTGAATTTATAAATATTCTCTTCCTTGCACTTTACAGCAATCATATTTGGTATATGGTGAGTAAGAGTAATTTGCTCATTCTCTAGGTGTCACCTAATAACCCACGCAGTGTAGACACGTAGACAAAATCCCCTTTTAACAGAAAGCCATTTTATTATGTACATATAATGTACAAACATCGCTTAGAATATCAGAAATATGTAAGATTTCTACGCCACGATGTGGAAGGAACATCTTACATATTTCATATCGCACATATTTACTTTATTCTAACATTTTTAATTGTTCAACCAAATTTATATACTCCTGTTTTGCTTTAGTTTTACCTTTTCCACTCACATTTTTCCAGGCATTCCATTTTTCCTTACCCTTAAAATCAAACACACCTGGTTTGGGCGTTTTGTTGTTACCGAACAAAGATTGCTTGTATAGACCATACAGCTGTAGCATTTGATAGTCAGAAGGACGATTTTTTAAGTTAAACACACTCTTAGCAGCACTCTCAAACTGTTCATCGATATCATCCATTTGAACATAATGAATATCCATATTTTTATTTAAGATATTTTCTTATCTTAAATAAAAATGACTAAACCATCTTCAACAGAAAAATGGTCTATTTCCGCATGGTCTGTTTTGGCAGTTTTCGTAATCTTTAATCCTCTTACTTTTTGGATTACAAACAAGGTATTTGGACTTCTTGGTGCTCCTACAATACAAGGACCTCGTGGTGGTCGTCCATTAGCATTCGCAGCACCAACATTCTTTGGGTTTACTCTACACCTTATTGTATTCTTCCTCCTTGTCCGTGCAATGATGGAGATTAAACTTCCTGGGGTAAAGGATCAGTAATTTGTTGCTTACCGAATAATGTTGACAAGTCCTCAATCTCTACAATATCGAAATCTTTTATTAACTCATCGAAAGAAGTTGAATCTGTCATACCAGGAATCTTCATCTGGTAGACTTGATACTTATCAACATCAGATGTGTATATCGCTTTCCGTTCCATACTTATCACGCAATCATAACCGATCAGGTATATGATTCTATACTTATCCAGTGTCAAGACGTATTTCTTGTGTTGCTCCTCGTTAAAGTCCTTCAAACCTAGTTTACACTCGTATATTGTATTCGTAGAGATCGTTAGGAAGTCGAAAATACACTTTTCATACTTGAACTGGATACCCAAGTCTTCCCCGTACTTTTCCTTTAGTATTTTCTCCCAATAAGCTTCTTGTTCTAAAGATCTTTTCTTTGCAATATTGAAAGACTGTGCACCCAGATATTCGATACCTCCCTCTTTCTTTATTCTCTCTACAATGTAAGGGATATTTTTCAGTTCATGTGCATTAATAAACTCTTTAAACACCTCTCTTTTCAAATCATTTTCCTTCTCAAATCGAAGTAACCATCTACAGGGAGCTTTAATATCGTAAGGATTGTCTGTATCCAACAAATCTTCTATTTTGGCCTTTAATTCTCCGACCATCAGAAGATAATAAGCATAACACTTTTTTTCATCATCTGATAAAGGTAGCTCAATCTCTTCAACGGGTTTAAGATGAAAGTATTGATATCTTTCCAGAAAGCTTTCGCCTTCATCTGGAACTCTCTGGAAAAAGAAAGGAAGAGGTTCGTATTCCTGAACTCTATTGTGTAGATATTCGTAATTGCTTTGAAACCACTCTTGTTTTAGTAGCCATGTACAATAAGATCTGTCCCGGAGGACTTGTTGTAACGTACCATTCTTGTATTTACCGAAAGTTATAGTGTCCGAATTTAATGGACATTCGTTTGACATTTATTAGTAAATTTCACTATTTAAGTTTACATGTTGTACCCCAAGAACTGGCATTTGTAACTAAATCACCTATACTTTTGGCATATGGGAGGAGCAGTCTTTGATGGTTGACACTGAATATTACCATCAGGACCTTTAACTGCTTCTACCATCGTACTAGCGCACATAAATCTTAACTTATATTCTCTATAACATTTATTTTATACCCCTAAGAATAAATGATTCAAACCATAGTTGATATTTTGAACAACAGTATAATAGTAGCATTAATGACTTTACCGATGTTCACATCATCCAAGAGAGGGTTGTGGATAACACTAATATTTGCTCCATTTGTGTTACTAGTCAAGTATATATTGTATAGTCGAGGATATCTGAAAGTATTCCCAAAGTTCCTCGACATCGGTGCTATAATCATGACCGTCATTCTTCTCATTCTCGAATATAAGATAGATAAGAAAGATCGTAAAATCTACGAAAAGTACCAGGATTTGATTAAATACGCAGGTCTGCTCATCATTGTCATTATCTCCCTCATTGCAAAGAACCCTATCACTTCTCAGTACAGAAAGGAGAATGTTCCGAAAAGTCAGTGGGATAACGAACAGTTCAAGAAGGATAATGTAGACGCGACCAAGATCTGGGTGTTATTGATTATTCTAATGGGTGTTTTATCACAAATCCCTGAATTGATAGGAAACGGGAAGAATCAATTATACAAATTAATCTTTTCTATTCTTTTACCGTTAACTATTTTTGTTATTATGCGGGAGTATAATCAAAAGGTGCTACCAACGAATTACGGGGAGGCTGTAGAAAGGAGTGTTTCAGAATTGACAAAGAACGTGAAACAGGTAAAGGAGACTGTTCAAAAAGGTCAGGTAAAGGAGAGTTTAAAGTCGGATGTGGTGCAATTGAAGAAGGAGATCTGAGTTTGAGTTTTCTCGACTTTGGACGGGGTGCAGTGATTGGACACCCAAGTATGTTGCGATTGAGTGCACGATTTTTTACAGTATTTGCATTCCATATTTATTTAACACTATAATAGTTTTAAATATAAAGATTTACGAAGGTTATATAAATGTTTCTATTCTAATGCTATCTAGCTTGGTTTTAGGAGTGAGGATAACAGACTTTTCTTGGAAAAATCGTAATATGGACTATTACGTTGTTTATAACAGACATACACCCCGGTTTTCACCAGAGGTATCCGTGCATAAATTGATTCAACGAGCATAAGAGGAATATGAGCTTATTGGGATCACATTAAATCTAACATTTGCTGGAATGTTGTACAATACTAATCAACAAACTTTCGAGGGTAAGAACACTGTTAGCGTTTCTCCAGATGTCACACCTGGAGAAACGCACTTTTATTCAACACAATTATACAAGAGGATGGAGTTTGATATGAAGTTAAACTCTCTTGCTTATATTACACCAGAAACCCTGCATCTATCTTTACTCCATGAGTTTGGACATGTTTATGGATTGTACTTCAATACCTCGTTTAACTCCTAAACCAACTCCGCTACACTGGTATCAAAGAGCTAAGAGAATTTCTAGACCATAAAATATTTTTAAATAGCAGCAAAAGTCTTTGGCCACTTCTTTACTACCTCGTACAAGATGTAGCCTAATAAAGCTGTACTGACAATACCCCAAAGAGTATCAATAAGTGCAATATCGTATCCCCACTTCTTTGATGTTGCTAGGAGAACAGCATTGCTTATTCCGTAAACTACAAATCCAACCAATCCAGAATAGACTACTGCTTTCTTAACAGTATCTGGTGTGTGCACAGCAACTGCAGAAACGATCAACAGTGCTGATACTCCCATAGCTACCCATAGACGGGATTTATCTACCTGATCAATATGTTTATCGTACAAGGGTTTCTTTGTTAGTAAAAACCATAACAACGTCAATATAATGAATATTGGGAAAATTACAAGTCCTCGTAAAGTTCCTCTTTTTCCGTTTTCTGATGAATCAAAAAATATAAGAGTCGATTTCATTTATAAAATAAAAGATATAAATGAATAATCTATAATAAATATGTCTAACGAAAAAGAGTTGCTCATATTGATATCCAGAAAGCTGGATACTATCTCCAAATCTGTACAAGAATTAAACGAACGAGTGGATCGTTTAGAGGGTAAAACGGATGATATACATCATTATGTCCCATTTGTAGGTTGGCTGGAAGAAGTGGGTCGTGATGTAAGTCGGAGATTTAGATGGTTAAAAGGACACAGAGAACCACCAAAATTAATCACAAATTCTACTGACTCTGTTTCTGATAATTCAGAGGAGGAAAGTGAGGTGGTATCTTACCAGGGGGCCTAGTTGATCCAATCTAGCTCGTCTCTTCACATTCTTTTCAGCACCGCTAGTTCTTTTCCTATAATTTCCTTGATATAATACTTTCTGTTCATCGACTGAACACCACCATGCAATATCTTTATTACTGTCTCGTGTCATCTTTTCATCACGTTCTATATCCTTTTTAAATCCACCGACGGTTTTAAAACCACATACGTTGTTGCGTGGCTTGTCAAACATATGATATACTGTTACATCTTAAGTGAAAGGGTACAGAAATGCTTGCGTAAGTGTATCAACACCTGGGGCATCCCCTACAACGAAAGAAGCGTTTCTTTTAACTGCTCGGAGTAGTTCACCAGAATAATGTTGTGTGAATTCTTCTGTAGATATTTCCAATGGTCCAGAAACAAAGTAAGTTGTCATTTATAAAATAAATTGAAATCTATATATAGAAATAGATTGTTATATAAAATGTTTATGTTTGTCATTGAAAAGCTCAAGAAATTTGTACAGGATCATACCAGAGATCGCGATTCATCTCATGGTTACGAACACATGGAAAAGGTATACGATAACGCCATGACGATTTGTACCAAGCTAGGTGATGACATTCCATTGAATATTCTTAGGTGGGTCACCATTGTGTCATGGCTTCATGATGTGGCCGATCACAAGTACGACAAGAACGGTGAAAGTCGGAAGTACGTTCAGTATTTTCTTCAAGAACATATTCCTGAATATGCCAAAGAAATAATGACATGTATCGACTGTATCTCCTTTTCTCGGGAGAAGAAGAAAGGACGCAAGTATTATGAAAAGCTTCTCAGCCCAGAGTTTGTCCAAGTAAGGAATATTGTTAGTGACGCAGACAAACTAGAGGCACTAGGTGTTGCTGGTCTGGAGCGTTGCGAAGCATATACCAGGAATGTTGCTTATGAAAATAAGGCGTTTGTCACCGATGAGCAGGTATTTCTCTCTGTTCTTCTTCATTGCAAGGAAAAGCTCTTCATCCTTAGCAGCGAGTATATGCGAACAGTGCCAGGACATGAGATGGCAATTGCTCTGGACGCGGAGATGAAGGAGTGGTTGGAACGTAAGTGACCCGTGTAACGTAATTAAACTAATTGAATTTTCATCTGAATAATTAGATGAAAATTGAAGATGTACGAGTTTGGTTTGGAGGAAAAGGCTCTTATGGGGACTAAAGTCAAGTATATCACGATCGAATACGGAACAGTCCGAGGAATTTACCCACATGTTCAGGGAAATCCAATTCGGTAGTACGTCGTTATCCTCGGATGTGGGGGAAGGATTAGCGGAGCACCGGGGTCGCATTTAAAAGAAGTTAAGTTTCTAGAGGATATTATGCAAACACGAGTACAATCTCCTATTGAACCCACGTGGAATCAACACGTCAATCCGATTACTTCCACGGAAGGCTGTCACGAGGAAATAGAGACAAGCCTGATTATATATGAATAATATAATTGAAAAATTATATTAACACAAGAGAAATCAACAGATATGATTGGATCTCCATTGAAGAAGATGAATATGAGGCGCATGTCCAAGACGGACTCGCCTCCGCCTGTTCCGAAGTACGATGGCAAAACCAAGGTAACAATTGATGGTTTTGCCATATCTCGGAACAGGCGAATAACTATTTGCGCTCAGTGCGCAAAGTCGTCTGGGTGTTCCCACAACCAATATCTATGTACCAGCGCAGGTTATTGGTCAGATACAAAGAAGAAGTATAAGTGGAAGATTATGGGTAGTTACCGTCTTACTCGGTGGGTAAGAAAACAGGATGCAAAGCTGAAGGAGAATTGGTCGTAAACGTTTCTGCGAGCAAAATGAAATAAAGAATATGTCACTTAAACCCCATTTCTGACTCCTGGAAGAGTTGGTTTTGGGGTTTTCGTGCGTTTAAGATCTTTGAAAAATTGAAATAATTTTTCAAAATCAGTCTCAATTAGCAAGATGCCTTTTTCACTATATGAACATCAGAATATCGCTCTGCCCGTGTTAAAACGGATGGAGCGCGAAGGCAAGGGTGGATTCCTTTCTGACGAATGTGGATTGGGTAAATGCTTGGATCCAAATACCAAAGTCCTCATTTGGAAAGGGGGTTTTAAACTTGCTAAGGATATTATCACAGGTGATTTCCTAGTTGGAGATGACTCTAAACCCCGCAAAGTATTGTCGACATGTACAGGAACTGAGATGATGTATGAAGTACAACAAAAGAAGGGTGAAAACTATACAGTGAACGAACCTCATATTCTTTCTCTCAAAGTGTCACAACACAAGAATTGGTCTTGGTATGAGAAGAAACAACAGTATATTCTAGGATGGTTTGACAGAGAAGAGCAACGTTTTATGAAAGCATCTTTTGGACCATCCTTCGGTGCCAAAGAAGAAGCATTCAAGAAAATGTGTGAATATCGGGATAAAATCCCAGATGATGACATTGTTGATATTACAGTCAAAGACTATCTCAAGTTGAACAAGACGACCCAAAGATTATTAAAAGGTTTCAAAACGGGTGTCGATTATTCGGAACAGAAGATTGACATTGATCCTTATATATTGGGAGCATGGCTTGCGGACGGAGGGTCAACTGGTCGTGGTTTTCACAATATCGACGATGAGTGTTTGTCGTATTTTCAGTCTGGTATGAATGAGATTGGGTGTGACACTATTCAGATCGACGATGTTTCCCATAGAATATCAGGGCATAAGAGGGGTGACAACCAGTTTCTCCGATTATTGGACAAGTATAATTTGCGCCAAAACAAAAATATTCCGATGGAGTATCTCCATAACTCTAGAGATGTGAGACTTGCAGTTCTTGCTGGCTTGTTGGATACTGACGGGTACTTAACTCATGATAAGTGCTGTTATGAGATTATTCAGAAAAAGGAGAAGTTATCATTGGATATTGCATATCTGGCTAGATCGTTGGGATTTTTTGTATCTTACAAGAAGGTGCAAAAATCTTGCATGTATAAGGGAGAAAAGAAAACAGGTACTTATTTTAAGTGTGTTCTCAGTGGTGATGGATTACATGAGATATCTGTTCTCACTTCCCGTAAGAAAGCGAATGTGAGAAAGATTAATAAAAGTGCGATGACGACCAACATTACTATCAAACAGGTTGGGGTTGGTGAATATTGTGGATTCACCATTGATGGGAACAGACGATTTCTCCTTCACGACTTTACAGTTACTCACAATACTATTCTGATGGCTACTCATCTTATGCAGAATAAGATTCCCGATCGGCGTGATCTGATTGTATGTCCAATGTCTCTTCTTGAGCAATGGAAGAAGGAATTGAAACGTGTGTACAAGGGCAATGGACTCCGCAAGCCCAAGGTCCTTCTTTTTCACGGACACAAGCGAGTAGGTAGGTTCCTGAAGCGGAAATGGGACTTTGTTGTCACCACGTATTCTATTCTAGGTACAGGACAATTGAACAGGTTCAAGTGGGGTCGCGTCGTATTGGATGAATCTCACATAATCAGGAACGGACTGAGATCAAAGAAACCCAAAGCGGCCACTGCGGCATTCGAAGTAGGTAAGCATAGTAAGTATAACTGGTGTTTGTCTGCTACTCCGTTCTGTAACCGCATGAAGGACATTGCAGCGCAGTGCAAGTTCGTCGGAACACGTCCTTACAACGATCCCAAGTGGTGGAAGAAGCAGGGAAAATCAACAGCGAACATCAAGGAATGGCGAGACAAATTCGTCTTGCGACGCACCAAGGAGAATATCCTCGCTCCTCCTCTTTACCACGACATTGATGTCAAACCCACACGTCGCGAGGTTCTGTTGGTTGAGAAGATTCGAGCAGAGGCGCAGGAAAAGTTTGAACGCTGGAAGCGTGCCAAGGGTCTGACCAAGATCAAACTACAGGGTCAGATTCTTGCATTGATTCAGCGACTGCGTATGGTCTCTGATTCCTATTACAGTGGGGAGTTAGAGATTGATACGGATCAGGTCGTTCACGAGAACGCCAAGGTCAGTGTTATGCTGGAGACACTGGACCGCAAGATTTGGGACGATCCCACTCACAGCGTGGTGATTTTCTCACAGTTCACCTCGTACTTGAGTGTTCTGGAAAAGGTTATTGAGGAGCAGATGGTTGGAGTTGAGGTGATGAAGTTCACCGGGGGTATGAGCAGTGAAGAGCGCAACGATGTCGTGGGGGAGTTTACCACATCAACGACACCTCGCGTTTTGCTCGTGTCGTTGATGACGGGAGGTGTTGGATTGAATTTGATGCCATGTGCTACGGTATTCTTGTCCGAACCGTATTACAATCCCTTTCTGGAGAAGCAGGCAGAGGAGCGCGTGCACAGATTGGGTCAGGAGCATCAGGTCAACGTCTACAGATTCTCGATGGAGAACTCTGTTGAGACGTGGGTTAACGGATTGAAACAGAAGAAGTTGTTTCTTGCCGCTGGTTTGGATCTTCTCGCGCCACACGAGGAGTCTCCAATGGATTTTTCGTTCAAGGACTTGGCCAATCTCTTTACTGACTTGGTTGGATTTCAAAAGTCTGAAGATGAGAAGGAGCGTCATCGGAATGCTCGTCGGGATCGTATTCGTGGTGCTGTCGAAAGGGATCTGGTACAGGGTATGGAACGGTGGAACGACCCTGATCCCCCGCCTGCGTATACTCCACCTGAGCCTCCTCTTGTTCAGGAATCTGACCATGGTATTTTTGGGATCGATTGTAGCATTTGCCTTGACGATGCCGGATCACGACCAGCATACAACTTGGGTTGTGGACACCTCTTTCATCAGGATTGCTTGGATACCTGGAAGAATATCAACGACACGTGCCCAATGTGCAAACGGAGTATTAGAATATTGTAAATAAACTCACGCACTCACGCACTCACGCACAAGAACATGGGCGTAACTTGAAAATACCTTTAACTTGGAACTCGCCACACCAAGCTAAAAGGAACGTCTTTAAATCAACAAAACACATTTAATGTGTTTTGTTGATTTTTTTGTGTTACAAAAAAAATATTTAATAAGATAAAAATGTCTTCAAGTTCAGAAACTTATGTAAATAGTGATGATGGAAGTATTTCAGAAGAATTTCATAAACATTTCTGGAAGTACGCAATTGGGGGTATAATAGTTATGCTTATCGGCTTCATGGCCTATAAAATTATATACGTAATACTTAATAACCCCGTTACAAATGCTGTTAACGATCTTGTTGGTGACGTTGGATTAGTATTAAGCGATTTTTTGGCGGGTTGCTGTAAACAGTCTAAATGTCCGAACATAACCACACAGGATGACTGCAAAAAAGCATGTGGATGTGGATGGGATGATAAGGGTGGTAATTGTAGCAATACAACTGGAGCTACAGCAGGTACCGGTGGATGGGATTCACCGCAATGCCCGTTGTTCATCACCGCAATTATAGGACTAGGTGCTTTCATTCTTGTAAAGGGAGTTGGTGGAATGTATAGTCTTTTCAAAGATAGACAAGCAAGGAAAGCTCTAGATGCTTTAACACAGACTACAGGAGAAAAGACGGGAGATGTCATAGATAAGTGGAGAGAAGCAGTTGATATATCGTACGAAAAATGGAAGGATGGACAAGAAGGTAAGGAATATTCATCAGCAACAGCAGAGTATGCTGCCAAGCGTGTGGTACAGACAAAATTTAACCAAGACGTTGTCCAGAAACTTAAAGATGCTAAGAGTGATGAATGGAAATCCGCTAATGAAAATGCCCAAAAGGAATACAATACAGCTAAAAAGGCTGCATCCGAATCAGGTGTTGATACCGATGGTGTAGATAAACAAGTTGAGGATGCCGCTGGAAAAGATCCAGTTCCACATGGAACATAATTTTTTTTTATATTATTTAATTAATATAAAATGGAAACTCCTGATAAAACTAAAATGTCTTTATGGGTTAAAATCGTAATTTATTTAATACTACTATTTTTCCTATATGTTGCTGTGAAAATACTCGAGATTCGTATTTCTTACAAACCAGTATTCGATTGGTGGAAAAAATACGGAGGGGATCAATATGATGTTAGTATCTTCAATATATTTTCTGGGTACAATAGTTGGATATTATTCTATCTTTCCAAATTAAACACCAGTCCAGTAAATACTTTGAATACTACACAAATCACTTTCTTCGTCGATCATATACTAAAATACACATACTATATTGATGGCAAGGGGAAAGGCCAGGGTGCTCTTTTGCCTGTACATGTGGCAAAGTCTGTTAAATTTTCAAAGGGGCAAGGAATCCAATCTTTTGATGATTGGTTTACTACACATAAGATAAAGAATCAAGTGTGGACACTTAAAGATAGAACTGGTTTATATCCAGACAATTCTGATAGACCAGCTTGGAGAGAAAAGATAGCAAACTGGGCAGGATCAACTGATAGTGGAAAAGACGGTTTTTGGGTTACAACGTCGGGTGTCGATATACCAAATCCAAAAACTGCTACAACGTGGTCAAAAGAATGGCAAGACGTGGTTAAACACCCTGATAATTTTATGGCTGCAATGGGAATATCTCCTGATAGTCCCATTATTATCGGATTTATAAATGATAAGTTCAATGATCCTAACACAGGGTTATTATTCGATGCAAATGCGTTCGTAAAGTTACTCGGAGAAGATGGACCAAATTTAGGAGGATGGCTTGGTTACCTAAAGGGTTCGCAAAAAGCGACCATAGATTCAGACGATTATGTTAACTTTTTATATACTCAGTATTCTGTGAAGCCAAATCCTCCTCCGGCAAGTTGTGGAAACGATGTATCTGGATGGCTTGGTGCTATTGGATCAGCATTAGGAGCAGGCGGAGGTTTAGCTGCAATGGCTGCGTTCCCAGAAGTAAGTGTACCATTGATGATTGGAGCAGGTATTGTTATAGGAGGATTAAGTATAGGTTCTCATATAGCAAAGGTTATTGCATGTAACAATGCAAAGAGTTAAATTAAATCCTCTATAGCTTTGTTATACGAGTATATTCTTATCATTGTCAGGATAGGCATTAATCCCAATCGTGTCGTATGATCTGGAATGTGCGCTGCAATCACAAGGCCTAGGCCCATTCCAATCGTTGATCCCAGAGTATTGAGAACACTAATCTTTGCGTATATTTCACCAACATTGTTGTCTTCTGTTAAAGTAGCAATGATCTTTGCATTTACTGGCATTGGAGCAGTAAATGCAATATTCTTCCCTACATTGGCTAAACCAGCGACTGGGATGAACGTCGAGATCGGAAGCATAGGTGTGGCACATTCCATAAATACAGAAGCCTGTTGGAAAGCCATAGAGTTCTTTGTCAGCTTTTTCTCCCATTTTGTTCATATAATATAATCCACCGATCTGACCAACAATATCTTTACCAATGTAATTAACAGATAAAGTCAGTTCTGTACTCGCTTGGCCAACGACAGAAAGCATACTATGGGTTGATAAAACACTTTCAATAGATATAATGAAATTGGAAAAGCACGACCAACCGACGTACTTTCCGTAGTTCTTGTGGACTTTTCCACGAGGATAAATAAGTTTTTTAAGTGTTGTTCTTAACATTTTGAATTTTTAAAAAATAAACATAAATAATCAAATTTATAAATGGGAACAATCAAATGCAAAATGCAAAAGGACATATTTTGAATATGTAGAGGACGGAACTGTATAAAAATAATAGATGGTAACGATCGTAATATATATTGTTCTTATCGTCGCATTACAAGAGGAAAAAAGGATATATCTTGATAGATTTTATATTGTCTGAATATAAAATGCCTACATATTGTGGAAATAATGCTAATTATCCCGGTTTACTCGCTGGGACTCACGTTCTCGGTACTAACTATGGTTGCATGCGTAAAGGGATAGGGGTTGGTTCTCATCTCCCTTACGATGCTGCTTATGCCGGTCCATATGCTCCTGTAGATCCACGAAGGTTTTACTGTGGGAATAACCCTGTTGTACCTCCTGGATACTTGGCAGCGGGATCTCCGTCAAATTGTTTATCTACCGGAATTGGTATCGGAAAGGCTCAACGTGCAGCTATGGGACCACCTGCTTTTATGTACTTTACTAGATATGTTCTTCCGTATGTACTATTTTTCCTTATAATTAGCGGAATCTTTGCTATTCTTTACTTTACCAAACCAAAATTTGTAACCAAAAAAGACTCTCGGAATAAGGACGTTATTGATTGGAGTAAATTCGTTCCATATTTTATTGTCGCGTGTCTAGTAGTAGCCATCATTATTTGGTTCTTTTGGAAGAGATTCGTTAGAAGGTGGATCTAAGAAATTAATAATATAAGATAAATGAATCACGTAAAATAATGTTTCCAAGAATTTCTTAAATTCTTATCCCATTTATAATCGTTGGATCTCATGCTTTTTGAGAGGAGGAGGGATTGCATGGTCAATGCAAAACGGGAATTAACATCATTATCCTGTATGTTTATTTGTTCCTTCTGCTTATGCTGGGTATCAAGTCTTTAATAACCGAGAGAACATTTGCCAGTTTTACAGGGACATTTAAGAAAAAATTGAATAATTAAAACTGATAAAGTTTAATTATCAGAAATGGCTTCTAACACCATGACACAGAATATTATCTCAAACTTTCAGTTTTTCAAGCAGCGCATCGATCAGGAGCGCAAGAATGATCCTTCCCACTTCCTGTGGATTGGTGGCATCACAGAGGATTTTTTTAGCATTGATTCAGTGGATGCAGTGGACGGCAACTGGAGTTGTTCTCGGGCAACACGGTATATGCTACAGGCTGCTATCCACGAGTTCTACCACGAGTTCAATCGCAAGCTTTACGAATCGTTCGACAATCCCAATGGCCTATTCACCAAGGTTATCTGGGGCAAGTTCCGTACTCTACAGAAGGCGTGGAATGTTCTGCATCAGGCCAAGATGGTGGCAGATGGTCGTGCACAGAAGGCCATTGAGAGCGCCAATCGTGCTCGTGGTCACCTGAAGCGCCAGGCCAATGAGAAGCAGCAGATGCTCAATCTTGGTGGTGGTGATCTCTCCCTGGGTCGCAAGAAGTTCGAGGAGCGCATGCACGTGCAGAAGGCTGTCAAGCTCAACAAGGTCAACGATGTCTCCCTGCAGATGGAGGAGGATTTCGCTGCATGGCTTCTCAGTCCCGAGTTCGCCGCGAGCTACACCAAGCCAATGGTCGACGGCGCGGTGAAGCAGTTCTGCACAATTGAGTTTTACGGTCAGAACTACAAGCTCACAACTACCAACCTAAAGGTCAACGGGTTCTCGGGTATGCTCGACGCGCTCCGTCAGCTGGTCAATCACCCATCAGCAAGTGATCTCCACATTACGACCAATCTGGAGTGGGACGAGAAGGTTCCCTTCAGCAACCCACACGCTCATACCTACCCGGCGGGTGGCAGCACATTGCGACTGAACAACTCTGGTCGCGTCGAGCAGCGCCAGAAGGTGCATGTTCAAGGCTTCATCGAGAAGGATGGTAAGTCATACATTGTCACTCCCCGGCACAGCAACGCTTACTGTTTATTCCCGAAGAAGTTCGAGAAGCTGGAGTCCCGTAACCCACGGGTCTCGAGTCGAATGACAATCCTTTACAACGTAGACCTCTGTGTCTCGCACCTCACAGTGACTCGCATGTCGGGTAACGTAAAGCACCTAATGAACATCTCCATCATGCACAACGGCATCGACACAGTCGATGCAACGACAATATTCCAGAGCCACATTGTTCGCAAGCTCAAGACTGTCTCTGACAATGCGTTGACTCACAAGCGCAAGGAGAAGGAGCTACACGATCGTCAGGCAAGGCACAAGGGTATTGTGATCTCCAACCGCAAGCACCGCAACGTTGCATGGCTTGACGAGTGTAAGTACGGGTACGTGGACAAGGCTATTCGCGATGGACATGTGACTGTCCGCCCAAGCACTGCACCTCCTGTTCACAAGATGGTCGATACCACTGATCAGATTATGAAGCTATGTGACATGTTCGAGAAGGGTTTCCTCACAGACGAACAGTTTGAGGCAGCCAAGACAAAGGCGCTAGAATAAATAGGTAAAAGAATATAACATTAAAACCCCACTTTCAAATTTGAAAGTGGGGTTTTTTTGCGTTTACGATCGTCGACGTAAGTCCAAACGTCGAGAACGCTTGCGTATAGACCTCTTACGTCGGGAACGCTTGTGTCTAGGGAAACGTCTACGAGAAGTTCCACTTTTGGATCGTCTCCTCCGGGACTTTCGACGTCCACCGAATTCCATTACAGTTGAGAGTCCTGGTTTTTTGGATCTCTTTTTCCGGACTTTATAAGGTTGTTGTTTCCGTCCTTTTTGAAGTTCAACACCAAAGAGTTGAATGTAGTTAACAAAAGATTGCGGTCTTCCGTTTATCTTGTGTTTCTTATTCAATACAGATTGACATTTCTTTTGTAGAAACGATTGCTTCATCGTAATCGTTACTGTAAGGATTGTTCATATCAATTCCATGTTCTTGTAACTTATAAGCAGTTGATGCCAGCTCGTCCAAGTTTTTTCCAAGTGTTCTCTGGATGTGAGAAAGCATTCCAAAAGAATACGTTAATATTTTTCTATATTTACGTTCCATTGTTTATTTACCTTGGAGATAAAATTGAAAAAAGAAAAAATACAATCAAAAATAAGGAACATTATGTCCCACTTTGGCAACAACTTGAATATTGTTATGAGCACAATCAGTGCATTTCTCGTCAGTTGTGTTGATACTCTGACAGAGAAGATCCCGGAGTCCGCAAAGGATTTCGACTACAAGACGAACACCACGTGGGCGTACGCAAGCGCTACGACATTCATGACAGGATTCTACGCAGATGCCTACACCTTTTTTGTCGAGAATCACAACGTGTTGTTGTGCATTTTTCACCTGGTTCTATTCGTTGACTTCTTCGTTCGGAGGTCCCGTTTGACTTCTGCTTGCATGTCGCTCACCAAAGACAAGGCTAACGTAGAACGCGAACGTCGCCTTCACACTCTTGCTCGAGTAGTGAACGAGCAAAAGTTCGAGGAAAAGGAGCGTCTCCTGGAATGCTTTCAGCGCAACTACAGCACACAGCAGAAAATGCACATCTCGATTGAGGCAATGATTGCTCATGGCACCGACGTGGTCGAGACAGGTAAGAAACTACAGGAAGATCAGAAGAACCTCTCTGATAGCCAGCTCTCCGTTCTCCAGAAGAAGCTCAAGGACATTGAAGAGATCATGATCAGTGGTTCCTACAACGATCCCGATTATCTTGCATACGACGGAGAGGAGTGGACATTCGATCTGCTCAAGGAAAAGGCGATTCAGATGGAACTTCCCAATGTTAACTGGGGAAGCAAGGCCACTCTTGGTTTTGTCGTCCGAACGGTGGAGCAGCTGAAAAAGATCGGTGACATTGTTGAGCCTGTGTACCCTGATGGCTACGAGACGCAGGAGGAGGAGGAGGAGGTCGAGGAAGATGATAAGTACGGTAGTGATCCGGAATGGGTTCCACGGAAACGATGGGATGCTTCGGACGACGAGAACGACGAGGAGATCGATCATGATCTGATGGCAACTATGGTGAATATGGCACAGCGCAATGAGAAGAAGTTGTATTTCTTTGAGACAGACAAGTCAAAGTCTCTTGAGAATTTGATTGATATGAACGGGTTAAAGTGTTCGTACAGTTATCACCCAACTCCAGGATATACCCTTTCCGGGTACCAACCAGTTGTACAGGTCTAGACGGATTTGAATATACTATATATCTTAATACCTTAGGGATATTAAGATAGATTTAAAGTCTTGTGTAAAGTACAATAAATGTCTACAACTAAAAATGATGTACCACAAGATTTATCCCAATCCTTTTGTGATACTGATACTTGTCCTGATGGAGCAACCTGTTCCGCAGCGAATGTCACATTTAATTGCTGTTCCGATGGAACCAAGTGTCCCGGTGGAGTCTGTCCCATGCCCAAAAAGTCAGACGATTCTAAGTCTTCTAGTCCATCTAAACGCAAAATGCGCCCACCGGGAGAGACAGGAAGTCCCGGTATTCCCCAACTAGACCAGCTATTCTCTCAACTGTTTAGCTCTGTTCTTGGAAATGATGACAGTCCTTCCAATCCTCTTACCGCATGGGAGAGTATGATGCGGAAGAATCCCCGAATCAGTCAAAGTAGTGATAGTAGTGATGAAGATACGGATGAGGACTCTGACGATGATGATGGAGATTACTCTGACGAGGACTGTGAACACGGTGAGAATTATGACAACGAAGAGTGTCAGACAGATAATGCGGAACAATTTGATCCACGGTGGGATATCATTAACAAGTTGATTGAGAGTCACGTTAACCTTACTCGTGCTGTTTCTGATCTTACTCGAAAGAGATAAAAATCTTTAACAATTTTTAATACAAAAATTTGTATTAAGAAATTTTTTACGTTCCGTTTACGGGAAAGTATATATTTGTCCAGCAAAACCAGTTACTGTAGTGCCTTGTACATTCGCGGATATTCTGTTGTCTGTTACCGTGGGAGCTCCATTGTCGGTTATGTCAATATTATTACCCGCGAATGTGTTCACATTAATAGTTCCGCTGTTAAAAGATATACTGATAGGAATTAAACCAGTATTACCGGAAAAAGAATTAAAAGACGCTGGAGTTGCTGGACCGAATCCAGATGTGTCGATTGAAATATTACTAAAATTTTTCACAAATCATTATTATATCTTTCATCGTTTTCTTGTTCTTGATAATAAGAAGAAGATCCTACATATCTATCGTAATACACAATCGAGTTATCTTTTTCTAAATAATTTTCTATGCATTCGCAACTGCATATAGATCCCATTTATTTGAGATAGATTTAAAAATGAAAATACAAATTAATAACCAATACTACTTTGAAGATGTCCAAGTTACACAAAAAAACCGGATCAACGTGTATGATATGCGATGAACCTCTGATTAAAGAAAAGAGTATTTTATTTCACAAGACACGAAGGCAGACCCATAGTCTGTGTGTCGATTGTGGAGTAGGTTACCTAAAACCTATTTTAGTACAAGCTGCGAATAATCTCCGAAAGAATCTACGTGCTGGGGTTGACTCAATCAAATGTCCTGGCTCCATCCACTGTGAACACCGTAACATGTGCAAACATGTCAGTAGTTTGATTGATCTTGATGTCCCAGATTGTGATATCTCACTGGATGTATTCAGATTGACCTACGTTCTAACTCATAATGATGCGTATATCTGCCCAGAAATGAAATGTGGTCAGGTTGTTGAGGTTGATACATATTATGTGGGAAACAACCTTTCTTGTCAAGGAGGATGTCATACCTCGTGGTGTCGAAACTGTCTAGTCAGTCCGTATCACAACGGAAAGTCGTGTATCGAAGTCGAGGCTGAGAACAAGAATACCGAGAATGGAAGGTTGATTTGGGATCTGAAGAGAAAGGGTAAGCTCAAGTTCTGTCCTCAATGCAAGGCACCGTCCATCAAGAATAACGGTTGTAACAAGATGGTCTGTGCTGTTTGCAATCGTAAGTGGTGCTGGATCTGCAAGGCACCCAACATCGATTATGAACACTTTAATTCTGGAGGAGTTGGAGCATGTAAGGGTCGTCTATGGGAAGGTGTGGATGAGAATGGTAATGCAGTCCCAGAGGATCAGGATCAGGATAACGCGGGTATTGACAACCCAGTTAATGCTCAATTCAGGCCGATGCCTCCTCCCCCGAGACAGTTTCCTAACCCTCCTCTTCGAGGACTTCCACCGATTCCATATCGAGGATATTAAAATACATATTATAGACTAGATTTAAAGATTTAGTTACAGTAAGTAACTAAATAATAAAATGGGTAAATTAAATAAGAAACCGATTTGTACTTGTAAATATAGAGGTTGCAAATATAAAATTGAAACAAATTATAAATTCACCCGATATTAGCCAAACCTTTTAATTCAATCAATGCATTTTGATTTCAATATAAGTAGCTAATATCAAAAATATCCAATACTGAGAGTTTAAAGTCATTGCGAGTTGATCTGTCGTGGATAGATTGCTAGAGAGCTGAGAGTGTCTTTTAGGGTATGGTCTTATCAGCCACACCCTTCTGGTCCTCCCTTTTGAAGGCATGAAGTTTATGATGGTCCTTAATGTGATAAGTACACTCGATGTTGCGGATTACTTACTTTTCGAAGTAAGTAATCCTTTTTCTTTGTTTCAATAAAATGAAACAAAAAATTACTAGATTATCTATATTATTATTTTTGTTATTAACATCTATGTTGGTACTTTACTTAACGTCTTGTAAATCTACTGGAAACTCTATACCTGCTCCAAAAAATGCTCCTATATTGACTAAATGGTCTTAACCGAACTGTATTAAATATTATTATTTTATGTTGAATAATAATAAATGCTTGAAAATTTAACTAAAGACCAAAAATTTATATTTATAGCGTTGGGTATTGTAGCCATAGTAGGATTTGCTCTTGCGATATATTTTGGAGTGTCTTGTAAAAAGTGTCCCAGTGATGGAGGTAATTGTAAACCACCTACTCTAGTTAGATTTAGTAACATCGGATCTACCGGTAACACATTGCCATGGACCGTAGAAACATGGTATAAATATTCTTATGTTGATAAAACATCTGCAAAAGAAGGGGCGAAGAGTATCGTGAACTCTGATGATAAACCAATCAAGAGCGCAACCGATACTAATCCTGTTATTCAGGTTACACCAAATCCAAAATACGATATTCATATATACAGGGCAAAAGATGATGGCAGTGGAAAACCGGGTGATTTTATCTTTCATAAGGTAACTGTAGAAGCGGATGGTTCTTTCACTGATACTGATAATCCTGCTCCTAAACCCCCTCCATCCGGACCCCCCACTCCAAAAAGTCCTCCAGTATTCCAAAAATGGGGCGGAGGGGGCGGAGGGGGCGGTAACTGTCCAGATAAAACTACACATCCTAAATGTGATAATGATTCTGGTGCATGTTCCAAGAGTCAGTGTTCTCCTGGTGTGGCAGAATGTTTAGATGGTGATGCTGTAGGTGGTTGTGATACACCAGGTTTCTGGGAAAAACCCACAAGTGGGTGTAAATCGTACTGTATTACACCTTCTAAATAAATCTAACATCCGCAATCTTCTTGTCAATACTATCCCTAGAGATTAAAGTGATATGCTTGAATCGATCCGGTGAAACAGCCTTGTCCCAATCTCTTGTTTCAATCTTGAGAATCAAATCAGGACATTGACGTCTCATAGCCTGATAAACTTCTATATCATCCAATTTCATCCATTCTCCTTTTGCTAGATTCTCCCAATTCTCTATGTATCCTAGACGTTTGATACCTTCTCGAATCAAATTCTCTATAGCTAGAATTGTTTTGTGACGACAAACCAAAGTAAGGAGACGTTTCCTAGTTTCATAAAGCATCTCTATTTCTGGTTTTGCTTTTTCCAGAACAACTAATTTACCATTCTGTACTCTCATACAAGATATGAGATAGTCAGGTTGGAAACTAGGCATTCCTGTATGATATGAATCTCGTTGTAAATAATCCAAACGGTCTACATCAAGACCGAAAGCTTGGTTGCTAACAATTTCGTAAAGGAATGATTTCGGATTTTTCTCCTCGTCGGGAACAAATCCATGGATCATTCTGGAGACTTTCAGGACCTCTTCTTTCGTCAAAAGCCCAAGGCGATCGTTGATCTGTGATAACACAAGACATGATCTCTCCTCGTGAAGCAAGTCATGTCCATTATCCTCTAACATGTAATCAAATAGATGTGAAAAGGCCATATGGCCTACATCATGTAACAACCCTGCTAACTGTAATAATTCCTTCTCTCGTTGAGAAATGTCTGCTCCGTGTCTTGATAGCTCATCCGCTACGACACCGGCAAGATGCATAACTCCGAGAGAATGCTCGAAGCGTGAATGGGCCGCCGAAGGGTATGTGAATTGAACGAGCCCTAACTGTTTAATATGTCTTAATCTCTGAAATTCCACGGTATCTATGAAGCTTTTGCATAGATCAGGAACTTGAATAAACCGGTAAATACAGTCTTTGATTATAGTGGTATTGCTCATTTATTATGTTTAACCACGTTCTTAGGTTCTATAATTCAAAAAGAGATTTAAAGATTGACTTGCAGTAAGTATATAATAATAATAAAAAAATCACCAAAGATGATTCCAAACTTGTTACCTGATATAGGGTAGCTTGAGAGTTTCATCACCATTATATTCTAACTCTTATCACTTGTTTTCGAGAGGGATGTTTACTAGTTGTCTGATCAGCAGCCGGGATTCGTCATTCCTTTAATAATGGGTTCTAGAAGGGATTGGTTTTACTTAACATCATTGTTAAGTAAACATATTAATCACAACTTACATGTTGTAAATATTATCAAATTCTGTATCTCTGGTGGAGTTATCTTTTCATATTTTTAAGTTATCGACAACATTCGTAGAATATTGCAAATATACCTCCACAACACTCACATAAATCTAATGAATCAGGATCCGGATCGTAATCATATTTATCCATTACTGTATATACATCGGTTTCTTCACTAAAACATGTACCCATTTCTTAATTATCATATTTATAGTTATAAATAGTATTATCAAAACATGTTTAATCTTATAATTGGAACTACTCTTTTATCCGCATTTGTCTATCTTGACGGACCTCGTATAGTAAAGAACACATCTGTCACAGGTTGGCGAAAGTTTAGAAAAATCAACAAATTAGTTTCGACTAACTATAAAGGATGTTTTAAAATCATTTGGATTAGCTGTTATATGGTAGCACAAGCGTTATGGGTGAGTATGATTCAGTATCTGAACAATACGATCGTTCAGATTGATCGAAACAGTTATAGAGTGACATACGTCATTAAAGGAAAGACATATATGATGAATGTTAAGACCACACGAGGACCACGTAAAGTATTACTTGTGTCGGATGAAACACAGACAGACGTTTCCCATATTGTATTTCCATATCTAGGACCAGAGGAGAATTTTCACGGAGAGATTTACAGTCCAAAATTCTTTGATAAAAAAGAATTAATTTTTGAGTTATCCGATGGTACAGAAAAAATATTCAGATCAGACGATAAAATCGTATTCTAAAAAATTGAAAAAAAATATATATAGTAGATAAAATGCCAGAACATGGCGTCCAATACCATTGAGAAGAATATCCAAATTGAAATCACTCCTGAGGAGCAGGGGGAGATTAAGATCGAGTCGGTCACTACGGACGTGATCGTCATCCTCGACAAGTCAGGCAGCATGCAGAACATGGGCAATGAGCCGGTACAATCTGTCAACGCTTTCCTTGAAGAGCAGAAGAAGGACTCTGTCGACGACGACGCGGTCTTTACCTTCACAACCTTCAATACCAAGTCCGAGGTTATTGTCGATCACATACCCATTGTGAGTGCAGATGCGATCGCAGAGGATTCATATAAGCCTGGTGGTGGTACGGCTCTCAACGATGCTGTCTGCTTCACCATCGAGGCAGAGCTCAAGAGTGACAAGCCCACAAACAAGGTTGTTCTGATTATCACCGATGGCCAGGAGAACGCCAGTCAGCACTACACAACAGAGGACACGCGTAAGATGATTGCTGACTGTCAGGAAAACCACGACTGGAAGTTCATCTTTATTGGGGCCAACATTGATGCCTTTGCGACTGGACACAACATCAGCGTCGACCGTGCACAGTGCAGTCAGTTTGTACAGAATATACCAGGCGACCTTCTACAGATGTGCAGGCAGACGAGCTGCAACGTCAATGATTTCCGACGCGCACGCACTGATGGCTTTGAGCCACCCGAGCTGGTTGCCGCTCCAAGCATGGTCTATGCTGTATCTTGCCCGGTTGATGAAAAGGATAAGGTCAATGCTGTCATGCAGATGCTCGCACCTATCCCCCTTCAGCGTGCAAACGCAGCGGATTGTGTATATTACACCCCGATCGGTGAACCTCTTCAGTTTCCAACGCGCGGTCTTGGTATCCGTCCTGGTCCTATCGATGATCTTGACCTTCCTCCTCTCCCGTCCATGCTTGGGCGTCAGACGACCGGTGTTGGTGTATACTGATTGAATAAGTACAAGAATATTTAGGAAACCCAACGACGGTTGGTCAAAAAAACCCCACAAACAAATCAAAAGATCTTTTGATTTGTTTGTGGGGTTTTTTTGCGTTTTATAGACTTATCTATGGTACATAAATGAGTCTAAACATATCATGCAGTATAGGGCTTATTTCTTGGCCTATACATACAAAAAATCTTCCAAGTAATAAAGATATGTATCTGATTTTGGGTGAAATATACGACAAAGATATCAAGAACAATCTAGAGATATTACAAGATTTTAACAAAAATTTACAATATCTATATCCTTTCAAGGTAAAAAGGAATGGTGATACCTTAAAGGTGTACAACAACGATGATATTGTACACTTTCGGAAAACGTATAAACTTACATCAACATTATCTCTTCATAATTACGCAAAACATGAAGAGGAAGATAGTGGAGACGATGAAAGTGATGACGATTCGGAAAAGATAGTATTTCGTACACCACGTCTCTACGATATTTCCTGTATGGAACCGCTGTTCCCAATAGAATGTTTTTTACCTAAACAAGTAGAATCATCGACACATTGTAGAGTATTTATTGTTTTACCATATCTTGATCCTGTTTTAAGAGGGAGGATCTTAAAACAATGTATTTATACGACTAAGGAACATCATCCCCTGTTTCTCCTAATAGGAGATCAGCATGGGCGAAATAAAGAAACAACAAGTACGTTAATGAAGAGATATCTTTTATCTTCTGGTGTTTCTTCAGATAATATAAGTAAAAGCGTATACGATAAATTTCCAGCTTCTATTTTAGAGTCTTTGGAGATTATTCCTTTCCTTCTCGATATTAATCATCACGTCACACATGATCTTTTTATTGCATGTGCGTCTTACGACATGTGTAAAGTAATGTCTTTCTCTAGAGACAGTAAAATAGGTAAAGATATAAAAGTACAGTTTATATGTGAGTGACTTTTCCAAATGTACTGGTATCAATATTTATTCTTTTTAGTTTCTTCAACTTCTCGAAACCAGTCATATCAACATCGTGTACATACAATTCCAACTCTTCGAGATTTGGAAAGCAATTCCAATTGATCCGAATCTTTGTCTTGAACTTATATCGATGATAGTCTTTTAATTTGAAAGACTTGACTAGATGAGGATTTGCTCGGGAACAAGGATTAACGTAACTAGTGATTGCACAGTGATCAAATTCAATTCTCTCCACATAATGAGGTAACCAAATATGTGGGTTATCTACCCCTCTTACCCTAATCCTTTTAATAGAGTTATCATGCTGACAGAACCGTTGAATGAAAGTCAACATGTTTGTATTCAAATCGGCATTGATGTAAGTAACAAACCCGTATTCCTTAGCATGTTTACAAAGGTCTTTACATGCCCGTATTAAACGAGTGTTTGTCCTATCATCTAAGAACGACATGACATTTACAATATTATCTGATGGTGTGGTTAACAACGACATTTGGTTTTTATAAAAATGTAAAAGATAAGATCAATTCTTAATTTTGTTCTAAAATAATATACTCCTAACTAATAAACATGTCAACATTAAAGGATAAAAAGGCTGCACTGCTTGCTAAAATAGCAAGACAAAAAGCCAAGCAAAAAGAGCAAGTTTTTACTATCCCTACTATTAAGTTGTCGTCACAAGACAAACAAAGAAAAGCCGAGAAAACCTTTATTCCCAATACAAAGTCATTAGCTAAGAAGGCAAAATCCGAGGATGGGATGAGAGAGTTTATGGCAGAACTTAATGGTCTTGGTGATGATGACTTTGATATGCCTCCGGGTGGTTACGAAAATAAAATTGTAGCTAATGGTTTTAATCTATTTGTAGATACATATGTTAAAGATGCTGTACTTGCGTCTGATGATCCCGATGTTGATCGGGATGAAATAAGAGAAGCTGCTAAAACAGCGTGGATTGTATTGTCAACTTTTAATAAACTTTCATGGGTTCTTCGAGGATATGGATCACAGAAAGACTCTGAATGGGGTAGGAAACAATTTGTAATGGAGGTTCTGAGAAATATTAGGGATGAAGATACACTCCGTTCTTTTATCAACAACTATCTGGAAGAGAATATTGCATATAGTAAATTTGTTACTTATTGGAAAGCTAATAAGGGAAATAATGCAGCAAAAGAAGCGATTGTTGAAGATATTGCCGAAGGTGATGCACGGGCTGCCACAGACGTTGCAGGTACTAGATTAGCTGTCACGGAAGAAGAACAAGAGCGTATCAATGATTTGAAAGAAAGACTAGCTGGTTATGAGGAAGCGGCGACGAGTTTAGATGATAAAATTACCACGCGTAAAGAATATTTAACAGAATTATCCCATGAGGAACTAGTTGAAATAGCTAATGCAATTGTTGGAAAAAAGACAAAAGAACAACTCATAGATGCTATTCTTAATGCAGAATATACTCCTATTGAGAGGGAGCAATTCAAAGAGATTGGTGGATCCGAACGTGATGAGTTTATAGATAATTTGAAAGCAGAAAAAGCTGCTCGCAAAACAGAATTGAATGAGTTCTCTTACCAGGATTTAGTTCTAGACGCTACTACGAACAAAACTGTCCCTAGATTAGTCCAGTTAATATTAAGTGAGGAGTTTTATCATAATCGTAAAAAATTAAAAGATAAGATCTTCACTCTTGGAATGGAGATACATAATCTAAGTCTTGGTAAATATATACCTCGTCAATCCAACGTCATACGATTAAAATACAAGGAAAGATTGTACAGAGAAGCAATATTTATTCAGATTAGGAGAATAGAACTACAAACAAAGACATACGAGCAACTAGCTATTCATGCTAGAGCTATAGGTGTTAAAGGGTATAAGTACTACAAAGACAATAAAGAGAGATCTATTAAAAATCTTATTCATCGTATCTTATTAGTAGAGTTCCCTGGTGCTAATATAGATGCCGAAGTACCAAAGGTAACTATGAGTCAAATGAAAGCAGTATTGAGTACTCTCGACGAAGATCAAATTCATGTTCTTGCTTATGCAAATGGAATCAAACACCCAGAAAAAAGAGGTAAATATACAAATATCGAAACCATCCTATCTAAAGAATTTCCAAAAAAGAAGAGTAAACCTATCCAACACCTTGTTGTTGGAAAATATGTACGTAACTGGAGTTATCCTAAAAGAAGGAGTGAGTTAGAAGCCATGTCAACTAAAGAACTAAAGACTATTGCATTGACTTTTGGATTGGATCTTCAAAAAGGAGTAACGGATAATGATTTGATTAAAAGTATTTTGAGTCAAGAAGAATATCGTGCAAGATTAATTCCGAAAGAAGATAAGGAAAAGGAGGATATCATCAGAAAGATCGCTCATATTACTGGAGCACCAGAGTCTAGGTATAGATTATGGTCTCTTTCCGAGTTAAAACAACGATTAGATTCATTAAGAGATGAGAGCCAAGTATATTGGGTCGAGATGGAACGTGAACGTTTATACGCAAAGCTTTCACAGATTGTTGATATCAATGAAAATAGATATTCCAAAGCAAAGTCATGGAGTCTGAAGAAACTTCGAAGAGAGTTACAGAAAACCATAGGATCTAACTGGGAGTCTTATAAGCCTTTGGTTGAAGATTACTCTTTCGTTGAATGCATGAAAACATTCCGAGAATACCAATGGATTGAAGGTAAAGTCACAGGTGTATGGTTATCTGATCCGAATGGAGGGGATCCGAATCATGATTATATTATCAAAGAAATATTCATAGAGGAGGACGGACATAGATGGTACCAAGCAAATAAGAGATTCTTTTCCCTTCAATGTAACTCTTACAAAAAGAATAGATCACAAAATGGAGATGTATTGACATGTTATACACAAGCGGGAAAGCCTGTTAAGTTTCAGGTCGGATTTACCCTTATTGGATGGAGGCATGATCGATACAAGAGTCGCACTCATATGGTAAAAACTGCTGATGATCGTATGGTTCAGAGAACTTTTATCATCCAAGATGAAATGTTGTTTAATAAGGAGAAAAAGTTTTCTCGTCGTCTTAATCAGACTGAGGCGAGTAGAATTGAAGATATCCTAAATTCTACTGTATCTGAAAGGACTTCTAATTATATCATGTCACTGATTTCTAAATCATTGTTGGAATTAGCAATACCGAAGCAAGTACAAAACGACTATGGTATTATAACGTATGGAGCTGAAAGGGTTGGTGAGAAGGGTGTGACTAAGAAAATCGATTCTAATACACCATATATGCAAATATTGATAGATACTCTACGAAGTGATAATCAGGACCAAACTAATAAAGAGTTTTTTACAAAGGCCGCGTCTTTATTGGTCTACATCAATATGCCAGAAGCAAAAACATTTAGAAAGAATTTAGAAATGGAATATTATCTTCCGGATATTCTTCCAACGTTATCCCCAGCAGAAAAGTTCCCTGAAGCTTTTCAAGATCCTAATGCATCTGGAAAATTTTTAGATGAGCTTACAGCCAATATTACCAATAAGATTCACAAACTTGTAAGGGGTATGGCTCAAGCGGAGTATAACGCTGAAGATCCCACAAGAAGGCGCTCAACAATGCCATATGGGACAGACTTTACTCGTTCTATAAAGACTCGAAAAAGGCTTAATGCATGTGCCAATAAGGCTCGTGTTAAGGGAGTACCAGATGAGGAAATCGTATATTATAACGAAGACGGTCAAATCTACTGTTTCACTGTCGATGAATTGTACGATCAAATGCTTATGCAGGGAGATTTAATCAACCCAGAAACAGGAAAGGCTTTTGATATTGCTTTTGTTAAAAGATTCGATGAGTTATATAATAAACGCTTGTCTGATGATGGTCTTCTGACTGATTATTTTCAAAAGAAATATGGTTTTGATATGGATGCATTGGTTGATGATAAAGAAAAGGTTGATACAATTAAAAGTAAAAGACCTATTATCGCAACAGATCTTTGGGATATCATAGGTAAAGATCTTGCAGAGTTGGAGGATCAGTTATCTAATGAGAAACCAGGTGACGGAGATGAGATAGACGAGGATAGAGAAACTGAGAGAAGAGATGAAGAAGTCGAAAAGGGTACTCGTGAAACAAGGGATGTTGATCCGAATGATGCATGTGAGTATTGTAAAAATCACCTCTCGGATGACTCTATTAAGAGTATTATACTTCATGGTGATGAATCTAGGATTATCAAGTTCTGTTCCTTCAAGTGCTTTGAAGATAAGAACGACTGGAATAAGTTCAAGGCTAAACGTGTCAAAAAGAAGCAGAAGAAGATCAAGAAGATCAAGAAGATACAAGAACGTGCCAAGAAAGACTTCGATGAGAAGAATAAACCCATAGAAAAACCAGTTGTTAAACTATCACGGGAAGAGTTGAAGAAAAGAAAGAAAATAATAAAGAAGCAGATCAATGAAGGTGTTGCCGCATTCGATAAGGTTGCTTTTCCCTTAATGAGTAAAGCAGAATTAAGCGAAATTGCTAAACAGAAGAAGATTAAGATCCCTGCTGGTCTGAGTAAGATGGGTACTGCTTCTTACTTGTATAAGCAACTGCATCCCAAGTCCACCAAGGGTGTGCTCAAGGAAAAAACTGCTGAAAAGGAGATGATTCGAATTGAAACTAGAAGAGAAAAGAAAAAACGAAAGGCCAAAGAAGCTGCTGTATCTTCTCGAAAAAAGAAGAAAGGTAAAAAGTAAATTACTTTGTTAATATGAAAATTACTAAAATTAAAATTAGACCTGCTACCAACCATACCCCATTCATACACCGGTCTTATTTTTACACGTTATTTTCTTTTCCAGGTTTAGAAGGAGGGTTCTTCATTTCATTATTGTAAGCATCATCGTAAAAAGACGTAAGTGCTCCCAATCTTGTCCCGTAATCAGTCGCCTGTTTTTGTAAATCCTTCATACTTGGATCCCAATCCCATCCTTTGTCTGTTTTCGTGTCGACAACCATACCACAAACTCCCTGACCACTTTTCCAATTACCACCCCCGATGTAAGAGGTCCCGAATGTCATAAATATTTTCGCAATGGCGTTCAGGACAGGCTGCGCACCTGTTGTATATCCAGCGCTTGTGCAAAATGCCCCGACAAACCTGTTGGACATATCTAAATGATTTGGATTTTTACCAGCATTAAGAATACTCTCAGATAACTCGATCATGTCTGGCTCAGGATTTCCGTTATACACACCAGATCCCAATGCATATCCATCTGCATTTGCTACATCATCTATAGTTACATCCGATGCTTTCTTAATAATTGCTCTGACGTATTTGCTTGTTACATCTATAGTTACATCCAGCTATTGTTGCGGTACTACCATCTTCGGTATGACCTGCATATATGATTAAAAAAGTTGTTTTTGACTCATTTTATATATACGATGAAATTATATATAAAATATTTAGATAGAAGTCAGAGTCTTTTTTGCGCAAGGAATAAACAATGCATTTAGCAACGCATATGGAAAGGTGAATGCTATTGCCAGTGTTACGTGGACAATACGTTCTGGACCCGGTTTTGTACAATTAAAAGCAAAAAAATTTTTACAAATGGAAAAGGTAAAAAATTTTTTGGATAGTTTCAATTATGAACTATGTAGCACAGAATATAAGAATAAATATAGTATATTGTCATATAAGTGCAGTGTATGTAATACTGGATATACTAAAGCTTACCGAAATATCAAAAGATATCCTGAATGTAAAGTATGTAAAGTATATAACAAATATACCGTCATTTATAATGAGTTTAAAAAACAAAATTGTACTTTACTTTCAAAAACATATCCAGGTTATCACAAAACAATGGAATATATATGCAATTGTGGTAATATATCAAAAATTACATATGGACATTTTAAAAGTGGTGTAAGGTGTCGACTATGTAGTAATGAAAAACGAAAACAACAATGTCTAAATAAATATAATGT